GCCATGTTTTCAGCTACGCCCAGATGGACTTCATTGCCCGATACAACAGACACATAAAAGACGAATACCTCGTCTACCCGTACTGTTACGACAACAACGGCCTCCCAACGGAGAAACTGGCCCACGCTGCGGGCATTATGCAGCAAGACCAAATCATCGGGTTCTCCCACGGCGAAGCCCTCGCCTACCACATCCTGTTCATGCGCCTGGCGATGGCCTACTCGTGGCATCACTATAGCACTTTCAGCCCCTTCGCCGTCCGCCTGGCCGAACTCTCGTTCCACGACTTGGTGGCCAAGGGCCAGGCGTACAAAGCCGAGCGGGACTATTTCTTCTGCCCGGTCACCAAGGTTTCCGTCTCCCAAAACGAACTGACCGAGGACGGGCGGTACGAGCGAAGCGGCGAAAAGGTCGAAATCCGGCGGGGCGAGGGCTGGTTCATAAAAGTCCTCGACAACCTGCCACGCATCCGCGCCGCCATCAACCAGATCGTTTGGAAGCCGCAGAAATATAAAGACCGCCTGCTGGCCTGGCTGGACCAGTGCAACCAGGACTGGTCGATCAGCCGCGAGCGAAACTACGGCATCCCCATCCCCGGAGAACCGCCCGGCATCGTCTTCGACACCTGGCACACGTCCAGTTTATCACCGCAACTAGCCTGGCATGAGGAAGGGAAATACCAGAACACGCTCAAGTGTCCGATATTTGACGTTCGGTTCCAGGCCCACGACATCATCCGCACCTGGGCGCTATTCACCATCATTAAAAGCGTCCTCCACAACGATCAGATTCCCTGGCGCACCATCGTCATCAGTGGTCACGCCCTGGACCCCAAAGGGAAGAAAATCTCCAAGACGGAGGGAAACTACAAGCCGCCGAATGAATACTTCGACCAGCACACGTCCGATGGCGTTCGCTATTGGGCCGCACAGTCCACCATCGGCTCCGACACCCGCATCAACCCTGTGTGCATGGAATACGGGAAACGGTGTGTTACCAAGTGGCGCAACGCGGAGCGTTTCTTGGAAATGCACGCGGACCAGACCACCAACGAGGCAGTCTGGAAGGAGTGGCTGGACCGCAAAGCGGGCATCAATGCCGCCTTCGAGGACTATGACTGGCCGGAGGCCGGCGAGTTGTTCTTTGAATACTTCTGGCACCGTTTCTGCGCCATTCGGATTGAAGAATCCAAGCGCCAGCCCATGAACGGCACATTACGGGCCATCTACGACGACATGCGCGAATACATGGGGGTGTTCATGCCAGGCACCCTCATCAAACTCAAACCCAAGGTGCAACATGGAACGAACCTTCCAAGCCAATGAAACCTCGGCCCACAACGTCAAGGGCTACTTGCTACGCGGCGTGAACGGGGAACTGTTCTTCCGGGTTTACAACGAAGCCGACCGCTCGCAGTACAAGGACTACTTGATTCACCACCACGACTTGCAGGTGGTAATCACCGACGACTACTCGTCGTTTTATGAATACGACGAGAAGAAAAAGGAAGATGAAGGCATGGACGGCTATATAAACTATCCGAGTCGCGTACTCAAAGGAGGTAAACATGGCATGTTGCGGAGGCAAAAGGAGGCAACCAAGGCGGAAGGGCAAAAGCGGCCCGATACCCCGTTATCTCCCGGTGCTGACCCCTAGCCAGCAGCCGGTGCATGTCCAACCAGCTAAATCTGATGAAAAGCCAGCCTCCAGACCGCCAGCGAGTGGGGGTTGATAACTCAGGAGCAAATCCAGGTAGCGGCTTACTACCGCTACCTGAGCCGTCTAAGGAGGGGGATTCCGGGTGACCCCCAAGCGGACTGGTATTACGCATTGCGGCGGCTACGAAGGATGCGGCGAACCAACCGCGACGAGTTTTTGGTGCCCAATCACCGCGCCGGTAAAACCCCACGAGATTTTGTAGACGAGAAATTACGCAGGATGTTGGGTTACATACCCCGCCAATGACTGGAGTTGATCGTGGCCGTATGTTATAATGCGACTTTCAGGGATGGAGGTCGTAAATATGGACATGGCGATCCTGCGCATTCAAAACGACTACTCCTGGCTCGTCACCAACAACGACTCGATCAAAAACCTGCTGTGGACCAGCTTGCGCTTCCGCGAGCGCAATTATTTCCACAACCGCGCCTACAAACAAAAAATATGGGACGGCTATACTGAGTTCTTCAAACGCGAACCCGGTAAGTTCCTGACTGGCCTCCTTCCTGAAGTGTGCATGGCCCTGGACCGCCGGGGCGTCCGCTACCAGATCGTGGACGAACGCCAGCCACTCGACTTCCGCTTCGACGCCGTTGACGACCAGTTTCTCAACAAATGGCTGCCCAAGACGTGGACCAACGGCGAGCAGGCTTCGCCGGTCACGTTACACGACTATCAAGTGGACCTAATCAACCAAGTCATCAAGAACAAGCGGGGAGTGATCTACGCCCCGACCGCTAGTGGCAAGACATATATCATGGTGGGCATCCTGAAGGCGCTGCCGCCCGGCACCCCCACCCTGGTCCTCCAGAACCGCATCAGCCTGGCCAAGCAGAACTACGAAGAAATCACCAATTGGGGCTTCCCCTACTGCGGGATGTTGGGCGGCGGTTGCAACAACCCTAACATCATCACCTGCTCCACCATCCAGAGCATCGGCAAAATAAAACGGCTGCTGCCCAAGATTCGGTGCCTGATCGTGGACGAAATCCACGACATGATGACTGTCAAGACGAAGGCCGCGTACCGGATGCTGAAAGAATGCTGCGTCCGGGTGGCTCTGTCCGCGACCCCTTTCAAGTTCGGGGAAACGGATCGGGTCCAGAAGTATTTCGTCAAGGGTTTCTTCGGCCCGCCCCTCAAGACTCACGCCACCTTCGACGGCAAGATCACCACCAAGGAACTCCAGGCCCGTGACATCCTTGCCAAGTCGCGGTGCTTCTTCTACCCGATCACTGAGCCGGCCATTCCCTTTGACATTTACATGGATGCCGTCACCCACGGCATCGCAGAGAGCTATCATTTTCATCAGGTCGTTAGCCGCCTCGCCAAACGCCTCCAGGGTCGCACCCTCATCCTCGTGGAACGTCTGGCCCACGGCGATGCCCTCTACGGCATGATCCCAGGGGCACTCTGGGTCCAGGGCAAAGACGACGCGGACACCCGCCAGGAGGTCATCAAGAAGCTCCAGCGAGCCAAGGGGAACGTCGTCGCCATCGCCACTCAAGGCATCTTCAACACCGGCATCAATGTTTTTATTCACAATCTCATCAATGCCGCAGGCGGTCAGGCCGAACACCAGATCGAACAACGCATTGGGCGCGGGCTGCGCCAGGCGGACGACAAAGAAATGCTCAACTATTATGACTTTATCTTTGACATAAATCCTTATTTATTGGAACATTCTCGCAAACGGATGCGTATATTAGGTAATGGAGGTCATAATGTCAGCGTCCGCGAGATTGATTTCTAAACATATCTGCCACCAGTGCGGCAAAGAACAAGGACGCAATGATGTTTGCGCACACGACTATTTTCTTCGACTGCTACAGCACGTTCTTCCTGGTCCTGCTTGCCCTACTGATCTACATACTGTGGAGGGACGGGAGGAATAACGGGCCGAGGTATTAGTATCCCCGACCACCCAGCGCCGTCAGGTTGTTCACACTTACATCGACCCCAGACCGAAAACCCGTCAATTGATATTCCGGCTCGAACTTCAGGGTCGTGCGACAATTGGCCTTCGGCTCACGGACGATATAGGCCAGGGAAATATAGGTCTGGTTCGCGTCCACCGTCAACGTGGCACCGGCCTTCGGCCCCAGCTTTCGTCCAGGCTCTTCGCTGGTGGCAAAACACATCTGAAACGCCCGTGACCAGCCCGGCCCACCCAGATTGCGTACCATCTGTCGAGCAGCAGGGAGCGTGTCGGCACCGCCGGTCAGCAACAATTCCAACAAGCGCACGAACTTGCCAGGCGTGTTAAATCGTTTCCGCGCCAGGTCGAGGAGGATTTGCATGACCTCGGAGCGGCGTTCCTTATCATCCAGCAACGGGTTGCTAAACAGCGCCTTTATTCTCCGGGCAGCCAGTTTCCAGTTATCGCCACCAAACAAGCGCACCGTCTTGCCCAGCGTGAGGCTCCGAATCTGCATCTCCGGCTCGGTGCCGGCTTTTAATGAATAGCCCACATCGCTCCTTTGCCCTGGCATAAACTGCTCGCAACCGATGCGAATGTCTGCGGTGTCGCCGCGCAGTGGATCGTAGGACGTGCCACCATGTCCGCCCATGAACTCGATGGCGTCAACGTTGCAGCCCTTGCCGATCAACTGCAACGTCTTCTGATACATCATCTCCCCCATGCCGTGCGGCGGGCCGGCGGCATGGACTTGCACGAATTCCATGACCAGATCGGTCAAATCCTGGCCTAACTTGGCGACCAGCCCCGCCTGCAATTTCTGCTGCTCGGTCTGGGCGAACGCCAAGTCCTTGCCGGTTATTGGCTTCAAGCCACGATTTTGTACCAGATATATGAATGCCTCAAGCTCGAACAGAAGGCCCATCTCCCGGCCAACTGTAGCCGGCAGCGACCGCCCTTTGGGAGCGTCCATTGCTTTCTGGAACATGGTTCGCTGCTGCGGATTCCAGGCGAGGGTGCTGCCTAACTTGCCAAGCGCGACCTGGCCCTTACCGCCCTCCTTAGCCCAGCCACCTGATTTTGCTTCAACGAGGTCGCCGGGGTAGAAAGTGGAAGCGGCCAGGCGCATGAGCGGCCTGGACAAACTCGAATAATCAGGAAAACTGAAACTGGCGTAGCCGCGAGAGGGGCGGAAGGAGCGAAGGACGTGCTGTTTGATCTGCCCGAAGAACTGTTCCAATTCGGCCCGAACGGATTCGCCCTCCAAGTTCTCCAGCCAGTGCTTGAATCCCATGCCTTATCTATTTAACGGAGGGGTTTTTCCGGCGGGCCTCGGTCCATGTATTGCTGCCCCAACTCAGTCAGGTTAAAATCATTGTCGAGCAAACCCATCTGCACCAGGCGGCGGGCGCAGGTGTGCGTGGTTGTGCCGTAATCCCAGGTGCGGGCGTGTTCGATGTCCGCCTTGATCTCGTCCCCCGGTTTGCCGAACAACCAGGAAACGGACTCCGGGATCGCGGGTCGGGCACCGTTCTTCGCCAGGAACCGCCACTGGCGGGCCTGCGTTTTTGTCATTGTCATTCGTAACGTCCCGACGTATTATGGGTAGGGAGGAGAAACCGATGTTCGACCCCATCGACGGTCGCCTGGGCGGCATTGCCTACCTGATCGGCGGCTTGTTCCACTGGCCGATCCTGTTCTACCTGACCGCCATCCGCTCCCCCAACCTGGACATGGTGCCCTACAACCTCCTCCGCATCGCAGGAGGGTGGTTCGTGGTCGTTGCCGTCGTCACCCTACCGTTGTGGTGGGTCATCGGCGTCTGGAACATCGCCGTGGTCTTGGCCTTCCTTTTCATCCTGTTCCTGTTTGCCAGCGTCCACTAATCCTCGTACATCGTCTCCAGATATTCCGCCTGGCTGACTTCCCATACCGCCGTTACGAACGGCGCGAACACGTCGCACAGGAAACCCTGGCGAACGCATTCGGCCACCACTTCGTCCTTGTTCTTAAATCGCAAATCGTCGCAATACCAGTACATCGTGTCCTGGCTGCGGGAGGAGAAATACAGGTAGAACTTGTAGTATTTCCGCACTTAGTAGAAGGACTCCCGGTCCAGTTTGCTTAAATGCTCCATGACTCGTTGCCAGGGCTTCTCCCCCTCCTCGGCCTTGTCGTGGAAGTGGCGCACGTTAACGCGGCTGCTCTGCACTTCCCGGTCACCCACCACCAGCATAAACGGCACCATCCGCTCGCTGGCGTGGACGATCTTGGCGTTGATGCGAGTGTTGGACGTATCGACCTCGGTACGCAGACCCCGCGCCTTGAACTCCGCGTTGAGGGTGCCGCAGTAGCCGTTCTGCTTCTCGCTGATCGGCAAGAAGACTGCCTGGACCGGGGACAACCACAACGGCAGGTTGCCCTGGTAATGTTCCAGCAGAATGGCGATAAAGCGCTCGAAACTGCCGTAATAGGCCCGGTGGATGACCACGGGCGTCCGACGCACGCCCTCCTCGTCCGTGTATTCCAACTGGAATCGCTGCGGCAACTGGAAGTCAAGCTGGATGGTGGCGGTCTGCCACTCCTTGTTCTGGCTGTCCTTAACGAAGAAGTCGATTTTGGGTCCGTAGAACGCGCCACCGCCTCCCTCGATGGTGAACTTCGCACCGGGGCGATTGATGGCCAGCCGAAGCTGGGCCTCGGCGTGGTCCCACTCGCCGGGATCGCCCATGAAGTCTTCGGGGCGGGTAGACAGAGCCATGCGGAAGTCGTGCATGGCAAAGCGCTCGACGTAGATGGTTTCCACCATCTTTATCATGTCCTCGACTTCCTGAGCGATCTGGTCGGGTCGCAGGAACACATGGCCGTCGTCCTGGCAGAAGGCCCGGCACCGGGTCAGACCCCCTACGGCCCCGGAGGTTTCATCGCGGTGCAATATCCCCTGGTCATGGAGACGGTAGGGCAAGTCCTGGTACGACCACTGCTTGCTTTTGAAGATCAGCATGTGCCCAGGGCAGTTCATGGGCTTGAGGTTATAGAGTTTGTCCTCCTCCCGCCCGTGGACGCCATACATGAAGTCCTGGTAGTGGTCCCAATGCCCGGACAGTTTATAAAGCTCGTGGTTCCACAGGACCGGCGTGCGGACCTCGTGGTAGCCGTGCTGGGCGTTGAACTTGCGGATTCTGTCCGCCAACAGGTTGTAAATCAAGGTGCCGTTGGGCAGCCAGATTGGGCAGCCCGGCGCAAGCTCGTGCTGCATGAACAGGTCCAACCGCCGCCCGATTTCACGATGGTCCATTTTGATCTCGCAGTTTTATCATCGCCCCGATGACACCCATCGCCCCGAACACCAGAGCCATGACAACCAAAAGAAGCCCTTGTTTGACTAGCAACCAGGGGTCGAAAGAGCCGCGTTCCAGGTGGGTGGCCAGCATCAGAACGTAGAAGATGACGAAAAGCCAGTTCAGCCACATTTCACGGCTGAAACAGACTTTGAAATACGCCCTGACCCACCACCAAAAGCCAAGTTTTGGCATCAGTCGTCCTCACCATCGGAGAGCATGTGCCAGAACCACCACACGATCAATATAATGAGGAGAACCCCAATAACTTCCATGTCAACCTCGATATTTCTCGGCTACCCTCCTTGCCCAGAACCAGTTCCAGTTGCAGCAAGTGCCGGAAAGAATAAAGTCCGCCGCGCTCTTCCGCCAGAAAGGGGCGTCCCGCAACACCCACAAATACGCCGCCACCGCCATGTCGCGTGGGTGTTCGTACTGCGGGTCCGCCGCCTCGCACACCAGTTCAAGGACGCGCGAACAAAGCACTGCCTTCTTGGTCGGCTCGCCTTCATTGGTAATGGGATTGCCGACCGCCTCTAGGGCGTCAAGTACCTTGAAGCCTTCATCCTCCTCAATGCACCGCAGCAGGTGATCCAGGCCACTGCACACATTATATTCGACCGAGAACTCCATGCTCTCGATGCGGGTCATTGCTTCTTTAGGCGTCATGGGGCACCAGGCGGGCCAAGACCGCAGCGTAGAGTGGTGTTCCGGGAATCTGCTTCACGCACCTCCACTCCGGTTTGTTGTCGAAGTCCCAGAAGAACGATGTCAAACACCGGATCATCTCGGACTCCAACGGCTGGTGGCTGTAGTCCAAGATGGTTAACTGCTGGATCATACCCTCCGGCACAACGTTTTCCACCCAGGTCAACTGGATGGGACGCAACCAGCCGGGGAAGATGATGAAGCGGTTATATTTCTGGAGCAGGTCGTCGTAACCACGGACGTGCAGCAGGCCCGTGGCGTCTTTTTCGGCCTCCAGGTGCGGGGCCTTGAGGACGGCCTCCGTGGTCGCCTTGTAGTCGTGCGGGTGCGTGCGGGCGAAGTCCTTCATCTCGGCGGCGACCTTCTCCATGTCATCAATTTCCTTGATGACCGTGGGGATAACGGCCACCGCGTCCTTACCGAGCGGGAAGATGTCTTTCATGGCTCCCAGCCTCGCTTCTTGAACGCCTCGTGAGGGTCGCGTCCGGCAGCTTTTTCCTTCTGCCAGAGCTTGAAAAACTTGCTTTCCTGCCAACGGCGGCGGGCCTCTTCCGCCCATTTGCTAATGACATCTTCCGTCTCGCCGGCCTTCAGCATGTCGCGGGCGACTTGGGCACCGAGGATGATGTTATAGCAGAGGCCGCACTTCTTGCCATCATGCTCCACCATCTCGTCACTGCGGCCCATGCGCTGGAGGAATTCCTGGTCGGTCATCGGTTTCTGACCGGCCAGGGTTTCCGCCAGAATCAGCGAGTCTTCCGCCGCCTTCTTGTAGTCGTCGGCGCTACGCTTTTTCCTTGGCATCTTTGCTCTCCCACCCAAAATGGCCGAAGCCATCCTTCTGGATGTCGTCATGGTCTGGGTCGTCCACCAGTTTGGCAACCGTCGCGGAAACCCGGCCCTCGAACACGTCTGCCGCCACGTCCTCCACCTGGCAGTAGCCCAGGCCCGCCAGGTAGTTGGTCAGGTCGTTCCAGACTCGATCATCCGCCCAATCGTTGGTTTCACGCTCGCTACGGTCGCGGAAGCGGCTCACATCCTCGCGCCATTGGGGCGTGGTCTTGTCTGGGTGGATGTACAGCAACGTCTCCCGCCGATGGCCGCTCAGGCGCAGGGCGAAGATGCGGACGTTGACCGATTTCAACTTCTCGAACACTTCCTTCGGCTTCATTTGTTCAAGTCCTCCAACAAGTTCTTGAGGCAGGCCGCGAAGTCGGCCAACGCCTGGCCTGCGATGGTCCAGATAAACGTCCCGTTGCCCACGCTGGGTGCCTTGAGAAACACCCGGTCGGTGAACTCGTCATCCCAGACAAACTCCACCGCCATGCCGCCGAACACCCCGAAGCTCATCATAGCATGGGCCGGGCGTTCCTCCACCGGGCTGTTCACCATTTTCATCAGCCGACTCAGGGAGTCCTCGCTGTGAACCAGGATGTCCCAATACCATTGGGAATCCACTTCCCCGTTGTTGTGGCGCGGGGCGTACTCGATGGTCAAAGACAGGAAGGAAGTTCCCGTCTCGCACAGGTTCATTTCCCAATCCCCCTCCTTGCCGATGGCCAGGAGGGCTTGTTCTTCGTCCATTTCAACCTCGCGGTTCGACACTCAGTAGTTGCCAGTCCGTGATGTGGACCTTCTTCCCTAAATCCGTGAGCAGCCAGATGTTGTTCCCCTGGTAGGCCACGTTATAAACCTCGCCGCCCACGAAGGTGTGCATGGTCAGGTCTTCCGCCGGGGCGTAAAAAGTAGACGTTATTTCCAACTTCCGGGCGTGGAAGTTGAACTTGCGCACGATGTTGCCGAGCGGAAGCATCAGAATTTCTCCGGGTTAAAGTTTACCTCACCGTAGTCGTTGTAGTAAACCTCGTAAATCCGCCCGATGGAGTCCTTGTGGAAGACCCGCACTTCCTCGACCACCACACCCAACTTCTTCATCGAGCGTTTGTACCACTCGGCGGCGTCCAGCGCATCCTCCGCGTCGTCCCACTGAGCAATTACGAAGTCTTCCTGGTCGGGGCAGGTTAGGTCCATGTCTGCCCGGACCATTAACTCGTAGCCGTTCTCCTTCTTGCAAAAGATGCAGTATGTCCCGTGGGCGACAGGCATCAAGTCGGACGGGTAGATTCGCATTGGGGCACCATGCTCGGATCGCTCCCCGGTTTATCATGTGCGTCATACAGTTCGCCCATGCCCAACTTTTCCACGATTTCCCCGAAGGCATCGCGGTCAGCTTCGTGCTGGAAACAATATTCCGCAAACCCGTAGTCGTAGCCGGTCTTGCCGTGCCAGATCGTGGTCCAGGTTCCTTCGTGGGAATGTTCACCTGGGTCTTTGTACCGCCACTCGGCCCACCGGGAGCCGTCCTTGTTCCCGCCCGTGGCCAGCACCTTGGTTTCCAGCACCAGGGAACATCCCGGATACTCCGAGTGGTATTCGTAGCACTTCTTGGTATCGACCGGCCCGAAACGCCGCCAGCACCAACGTTGCGCCACGTCATGCTCTGGATATGAACCCTCACAAACCAGGGTGTGGCGGAAACGTTCCAGCACCTTCATCCGCCGCTCCTCGGCCTCGGCACTACGTTTATCGTGGGCCGGCAGTTCTTCCGCCGGTCGGTTTTTCTCGATCCACTCGCGGGTGTACCGCTCGTGCCCCAGGTAGTCTTCCAGGCTGGCGATCTTCATGTAGCCGCCGTGGGCGTTTTTCTTGAGAGTATCCATCACGTCTCCTAAATAGTCCCATGCACCCGCAAATGATTTGCAGCAAGGAGGAGTGCGTCACCCGAACTCACATCCCCGGCAAGATCACCGCCATCATCGCCACGGGTCAGGCCCCGATTCGGTGCCTGCTGTGGTCCCTCCTATCTCTTTTACTGCGAACAAGGCCCAACCGTCAACTCGAACACATCATCGTTTGCATGAGCGGCTACCGCCAAGAGGAGATCGACCGCAAGCAGCGACTTCTGGAAGAACTCTACTACGCCCCCTGGTTTCATGCGGACGACCCCGACAACCGCCGCGACATGCCCCTTTCTTTCATCCGCAGTTGGCACAAGTACCCCGGCAGTCCGTACCCGTCCTACGTCACCGAGGCGATGGCCGTCGAGATGTCCACTAACCTCGTCATGACCGAAGCCTACCTCACGGTCCACGACGACAACATCCTCCTCAACGCCAACTGGACCGATGAGGTAGACAGCAAATTCTTTGCCGACCCCGACGTTCTCATGGCCTACAGTCCCGCACTTCTGTGCTGCGACCTGACCTCCTACAACCATCACGGCTGGCGGGGGGACGCGCCTTTGCTCCTTTTCCCGAACATGGCCGGAAACTTCAACATTTGCCGGAAGGGCCTCATGCACCGGATTGGCAGTCGTTGGGACGCCTTTCACCTTTGCTGCGAAGACTTCATGCTGCCCGACTGCGTGGATTATGACTCCTGGCTCGCCTGGTGGCGGGAGCAGGGAGTGGTAGAGACGGTATCGACCCGGCCCATCAAGGACGAGGCATATCGCTACATCAGCTACGACATCGGGGCTTGGATATTCCACGACGGCAGAGCCGCCGGCCTCAAGTTTGTCCCGCTAAGTCCGGGGATGGTCCACCACATCAAGATGATGAGTTGGGACATCCCCTGGGAACGAAAACAGCAGCGACTCGATGCCTGCGGTGATATTGTCGCGGACCTGGAGCGGGAGATCGACGCCCACCCTATTTACGGTCCTTTGTACCGAAGGCATCTTCTTTAGCGCGTTGCGCCGCCTTCCGCTTCCGGGCCTTGGCGATCCGCCGCAGCAGCGAGGGTTTTTGAAAATGCTCCTTGCGCCGGGCGTCGCGCAGAATGCCGCTACGCTCGATGGCCTTTTTGAAACGGCGCACGGCTACCTGAACCGGCTCCCCCTGGCGAAGCTGAATGCGGACGCTCATGTGTATCCTTTCGGAAAATAAAAACTAGACGCCTCCTGTGGCGCGAGCGATGGCGAGTTTCAGCAGGTCGGTACTTTTCCCATAGGTCCGGTACGCCGCCGCCAGGTGCCGGTCATATTCCTTCCAGCCGGTCCACGGCGTCTCCGTCTGGGATTTGATGGCTTCATAAAGGGTGCGGGTGATGTCCGGCGACAGGGTGACCAGCCGCAACGCCCGCACGATGCCGGTGTTGGCATCGAGCAGCACGACATGCAGGACCGCCCGCGTGTTGGGGGTCGCAGGCGGTTCGGGTGGCACCCGGTTATCCTCCGGCACGAGATGCCAGGTGTACGGGGCATCGCTCCACTTGATCGCCTGACCAAATCGGTACAGGAAGAACAGGATGCCCTCGGCGCTCGTCACCGCGAACTCACTCTCCCCCCGTGCCACGTCCCGAATTTCCTGGGCCGTGGGCTTGCCGAATCGCAGCAACAACTCGTGGACGCCACAACGAAACCCGTACTCCCCGCCTTCAGGATAGACCTTGACGCCGGGGTTATACGGCTTACCAACCTCCAGGGTGTACATCATTTGCTCCGCAGGATGGACTTCATCATGTCGGCGGCAGAGACGGTCTGCCACCTGACCAACATCTTACGAATTGTCGATTCGGGGACACCGTGCTGGCACTTGTCGAAAAGCGCCTTGACCGCCACATCCAATTCGTCAGGATAAGCCCCGAACTTCCCCAGGTAAGGAACCACCAGGGTCAACCACCATTCCGAGGTCGGCTCCTTTATCTCAGGCCGGTAGCCGTAACGCAGGGCCATTTCCAGGTAGGGGAAAACGTCGCACCGCAAGGTGTTGGTGTTATCCACCACGAGCGGCATCAGGCGGCACTGCATCGCCATGCGCACCTTCTGCTGACACTGGCTGTGCGCAGCGCCAAGTTTGTCCTGCTTCCAGGCGGCGATATATTCCTCGCGGGTAGTGCCGAAGAAGTCGTCGGCAGAAAAAATCTGCTCCGGCGGCGCAAGTTTCTTGGCCTCATGGCTTTTCCCGGACCCCGGAACGCCCCGCATGACGTAGAGAACGAATGGGTTGTTTTCCGCGTCCAGATGCCACTCCAAGAAGAAGTCGTTCACTTACCGCCCTCGTGATGCAACTTGAGCAATTCCAACGCCTGGATTTCCACGGGCACGCCGTTTTCGTGCAGGCGACCTATCCAACTCCACCCATCGTCCTCGTCCAGCAAATGAACGTCGTCTCCTTCCTTGAGGGAACCCTCAAGGTGGCTGTTAAGGATGTCGTAACCTGTCTCCATCTCTGGGTTGGTCTTCACCACCAATAAACCCTGCGTGCCCTCCCCGGCGATCTTGAGCGTCCCGTACCAGGCTTCGCCCGGCTGGATCGCGGAACCCTTGGTGATGGTATAGCTGCGGCCTCGATCCTTCTTCATCCTCCAGCCCTGCGCCTGCATCGCCTCGACCACCAGTTCCTTCACCGCGTCGGTATAGGAATACACGTTGTCCGGGAAAACCCACTTGAAGGGCTTGCCGTCGTACTTCATCTGGAGCTTAACCATCAAACCCTGGAGGACTTCCTTGGCCTTCGACAGAGCCAGGCGGCGCTGCTCCTGGTATAAGGCGTCGGGTGTTTTGGTCATATTCAACAATTCCGGGTCAAGTTTCTGGGTCATCATGTTTTTGCTTCTCTCGCGGGACAACCTTCCCACGATCTAGTATACTCCCTCCGGGCGGGAAAAAGACGGCCAGTTCGCCGGTAATATGCGAGGCCATCCCCAGGCGCTCGCCAGGGTGATGCAAACCTTCCCCCAGGAAGTTGAAGCTGTAAAGCATCGTGTCGAAGCTGATGCTCCTGTCAGGTACTTCGACCCAGCACGCCCGCTCTTTATCCAGTTCGGCCACCCACTCGAAGTCGATGGTCACCTTGTAATTAAACCAGATGTCACCGGGGCGGGGGTTTTTCTCAAATTTGATGGCCGTTATCTGGCCCCGGTACATCCAACCTTCCTCCGGGTGTTGCCACTCCAACTGACCGTTCACATAGCGGCCCAGAAGCTCCTCCGAAATCTCCATAAACCACCTTGTTAAAGTAGATCATCTCACCCTGGTCCACCCAGGAGATCGAGCAGTTCTTGACCTTATCGAAGTCGGTGGGGATTTCGTGTATTCCCGCCGCCATTTCCGCCATCGTCTGACAGGGGGTGCCGTGGCTAATGACCAACCATCGCTCCCACCACTTCTTGCCCGGATGCGGTCCCTCCTGACCGAAAGTCGCCAGAAAACCCTCCATCCGCCCCATGTACTCGTCTATCGTCTCCCGTTTGAGTGCCATATCCTCCGGGTACAAATCCCAATTGAACATGGGAAATTCGTCGGCCCGTCGCGGCACCAAGGGGTGGTAGCGATATATGCGAATCTCCATCGGCCCCGGATCGACCGTGAAGTTGATCCCGCACTCCTCCCGCAGCAACCGCGCCGTCTCCAGACAGCGCCAGTAAGGCGAAACCAGCCCCTCATAACTGCTGATCGAGGGCCAATTCTGCTTCAGCCAGGTTGCCAAAGACTTCACCTGCCAGTACCCTGCATCTGTGAGCCGGCTGTCCAGATTTTCAGTAAGGCGGACGTTGTACTGGCTTTCCGCGTGCCTGATAAAGACGAACTCCACCGCTATGGTACTCCCAATAAGGACACTTGTAAAGTTGCTCGATTTTGCTACGTTGACCGTGGGAGGAAGCGACCATGCTCTGCCGCCACTGCAACAACCGTAAACCCAGCCGCCCCAAGGGTTTGTGCTGGACTTGCTACTACACTCCCGGCATTCGCACCCTGTATCCCTCCACCAGCAAGTACGCCGTCCGAGGCATCGCCGCGAACTTCAATGGGCGCTCCCCGTTGCCACCGCCGACTGCGGCCCTTCCGGGCACGCCGGAGAAGGTTGCGGTCCTGGTGGAGCGCGCCCGTCTCCACCAAAGTCTCTGGCACCCTCTGGATGCTGTCGTCAGGGACGCGGGCACCCCGGCCAACGACATCTGGTTGGCGGCGGACGGCCTGGGAGTCGGCACGCACACCGGCGACCGGCGGAAGTTCAGACGCCGATGCCTCCGCCGAGTCCACCGCGACTTGCTCAACAATCGGTTTTATTTCCCAAAGCATTAGTTCCCATGCTCCGTGATTAGCCAACGCACTGTGCCGCTCTCCGACCGCATGAAGACGCTGTTGGTGATCGGGCCGTGCTGCGTCCAGCGTACCCCCTTGAGCAAGCTGCCGTTGGTCACGCCGGTGGCCGCAAAGCAGCAATTGCCGTCCACCAAATGCTTTAGGGTATAGGGCTGGCCGCGAGCATAGCCCGTTTGTTCGCCGCTTTTCTGGTCCCAAATAAGGCAGTCCATGTTGCCGCCCAAGCATTTCATGGCGCAGGCCGTGATAACCGCCTCCGGGGCACCGCCGATGCCGAACAGCAGGTCCACGCCGCTATCGGGCAGGCAGGTGGCGATGGCCCCGGAAATATCGCAGTCCTGAATGAGTTTGATGCGGCAACCACAGCGCCGCATTTCATCAATATATTCCGCGTGACGCGGACGGTCTAAAATGCAGACGGTCAACTTCTCGATCTGTTTATAAATGGCCTTGGCAACCCGCCCCAGGGTGTCTTTGAGCGGGGCGTCCACGTTCAGGGTGGTCCGGGTGGCGATCTCCGGGCCGTAGGCCAATTTCAGCATGTAGAAATCGTCGGTATGGAACATGGTGTTGTGGTCCGCGACCGCCAGTACGCTGATGGCTTCCGGGCCGGCGATGGTGGTCTGCCGGGTGCCGTCGATGGGGTCCACCGCAATATCGAGCGAAGGAACATGAAGGTCTACCGCCATGTCGCGCAGACCCCCGACGATTTCGCCGCGAAACAATCCCGGTGCCCCGTCCTTCTTGCCCTCGCCAATACGAATGACACCGTGCATGGGAAGCTGGTTCAGACGGTCCCGCATCGCGTCTGTCGCCGCCCGATCCGCCTCCTCCTTATTGCCGCTCCCAACCCAGGCCGACGCGGAAATCGCCGCCGCCTCCGTGACGCGAACCAAGTCCATGCTAATCTGTTTCATATTACACCTAAATTCAGGGTCAAACACTTGCAGGCACCGCCGGCCTTGATGAACTCCCCCATCTCGACTTCATATACGCGAAAGTTCTCCCCGATCAGTCGCTCCCGCGTCAACGGACAGCCTTTCGGAATCACGATGTCGTTGTTGAGGACGACGGCGTTGCAAGCAAATCTTTCGGCCTCCTGGGGCGGGACCGGCACCATGTTCAGGTGCGAGTCCATCACAGCCAGGGATTCGGGGTCGAAGGCGTCCGGGAATACAAGAGCCGTATTGCTCCGCAGAGGACAAAAACAGGTATCCAGATGATAAAAACGAGGATCGACAAGCTTGAGAAGATGGAACTTCTTGATTCCCAGCGTATCAGCGACCTGAATATGAGCGAGATAATCAGAGCGAAAACCAAAACCACCGTATAAGGTATCACCAACAAACAGTGCGTCACCAGCCCCCTCGAAGTGAAGCTTGGCGGGAAGGGTCTTGACTTCAAGGCAATGGTCCTCGAACCAGCGATGGTATTTACGGCGTTCCTTCTGCCGCTCCTTGTATTTGAAATTGGATAATACCACCTTTTCGCCATAAATCAATCCGGCGTTGGCGGTAAAGACGTGATCGGGTATAGCGGGGGTGGCGTCGATGTATTCCACAAAGACGCCAAGGCGAATGAGGGTATGATGAAGATTGATCCACTGCTTGACGGCGAGCGACCTTTTAACCGCCTGGTCCGGCTCGTCGGGCTTCATCCAGGGGTTGATCTTATAGCAAACTTGATAGTGCCTGGGCCAGCACATCAGCATACGCTGCGAAAATAAAGGTGGCAGTCCCATGTCTGTATTTTAGCGTCAGAACTCCACCCTTTGCGAGATTTGTTGCCAGATTTGAATGAGATACGCCAGGTGGCGGTTGATCGCCGGGTCATGGGGACTGCTCTGAAGCTCGCGCAGAAACTCCAACTGGTGTTGCCGGTCCCTGGCCCCGTTGATCGCCGCGTTCCTGCTCATCGCCTGCAATGTCATCGCCCACTGCTGATTTTGCCGGCGGTATTCCTCGATTTCGTCCGGCTCGGCGTCCCCTTCCATCGCCGGGTAAATGGAGCGCCGGAGAATGGCGATCATTCGAGAATACGCGGGCCGAAGCCATGCCCCCAGACCGGCCCCACCCTTCTCGCCGTAATAATCCAGAGCTACCGGCCAGTCCTCGCGGCCAAACATGCGTGCTTCGACCCATTCCTGAAACGATTTCACAGACCCTCCTCTGCCGGTTTTTCCGGGGCAGGCAACGGTTGGGGACCGCCCGCGAGGGCATCGGCCAGGTCACCCAGGTTCGCGCCCGGCTTGTTGTATAATACGTCCAAGGCCGCTACCTTTTGGTCCGACGAAAGTGCCGTCCAGCCCTTTATCTTGTCGGCCATCTGATGGATAGTGCGGGTGTCGAAGGTGTCCATCGTGATGGCCATGCCCTTCTTGGGATCGAACTTGAGGCCCAGATAGTCCATCATCATCCGCCGCAACTCCTGCGGATCGTTGCCGAGCCGCGCCTCCAACCAGACGGCGAACTTCTTCATTATTTGAACCACCCCTCCACGGTATGGTAAGCATCACTGAAATCGGATTTCACCTTGCCGCCGTTGACCCCCAAGGTGATCTCACACCTGCCGGGCGTATTATGCTTGCTCAGGTCCACCCAATCCATGAAAAACCCAAAAACGCCCAACAGAAGCAATACGACCAACAGCCAACCGAGAAATCGCATCATAAAGCCTCCTTTGCTCATATATAGCATAGGTATGAAATCTTTGCATTTCCGAGAGTGGTTTACCAAGAGCGCGGACGAAATGTTCGGCTTCGACACCAAAGCGGGCCTCAACGCGAACCGCCCCACCGACCGATCCGAGGACGTGTTGAAACCACTCTCATTTGATATTCTACTGCGGGAATTGGTGCATTTGGGCAACGTGGGCACAAAATCGCCCCGCCGCACCTTCAGCGACCATATCGAGTGGGGCGATCAACCCGGTGCCTGGACGATGGACGTATCGCCCCTGGGGTCGTTGCGGGTCACGTTGCGCAAGCTCGTCACCGATATTCAGGGCGACCCCCACTGGATATGCAAAAAGGTCTTGCCCCTGGCCGGGCAGGAGTTCGCGGAAGGCAAAGCTAAGGAAGTCAACCTGGCGCACACGATATATACTGAACTGAACAACCTCGACCGCACAGCCATGCTGGAGGCCCCCAAGGACTACTTCCCGGAGTTCCAACGCCTGGTCATTCGCGTGTCCGACGCCATTCGCCGCGACCACCCCCTCGTCATGGTGAATGAAGGCATCAAAAAGGTCAACGACCAGTATTACATCGTTTACCTTTCCTACCGAGGCCACGGTGTTGAACTTCCCACCCAGCTACGCTGCGAACAGTTCGACATCAACATGGTCTTCCAACCAGAGCGGGGCATCCTGCATTGCTGGGGCTGTGAGATCGTCTCGCGCACCCGCCAGCACGAGTGGAAGTCGCGGGTATCCCGATGGGACGAAGTGTTCATGCCGACCCAATCGCAGGAAGAAATTACCGACTGCATCGTAAAAATGATGGCCTCCTACTGACGTAGCCGTTATACTGAGCCTGGGAGGTATAACGGAATGCACGTCCTTTCTACGCGCGGCTTGGACCGCTTTTTTGTTCTTGACGTGCTGGCGTCTGCCGGCAGCATGAAACACCTGGCAGAAACCGGAATGTGGCAGGAAGTACAAATCCTCCGCGATCACATCCTGGCGACCATGTTCTTCGAGCCATCCACCCGCACGCGCCTTTCCTTCGAGACGGCCATGAAACGGTTGGGCGGCTCCGTCCTCAGCGTCACGGAGGCCGACACCACGTCCTTGCGGAAGGGCGAGTCCCTGGAGGACAACGTGAAGACGGTCAGCCAGTACGCCGACGTGATCGTGATTCGGCACGCCGACCGCACGGCGATGGATCAGGCAGCCACCGTCAGTGATTGTCCCATCATAAACGCGGGCAACGGCGACGGCGAACACCCGACACAAGCCCTCCTCGACCTTTTCACCATCCAAAACGAGTTGGGCACCGTGGATGGGCTGAACGTCATGTTCCTGGGCGATCTCAAGCACAGCCGCACCGCCCACTCGCTGCTCAACCTCCTCCAGCAATTTGATGTGACCGCGTACCTCGCGCACCCGAAGGGGTTGGAGTTGGAGGAAAATTTCAAATGGAGCGGCAACAATATAATGCACGAAAACGTAAACCGGCTGGAGGTAGCCCACGAGATCGACGTGTTTTATTTGATTCGGCCACAGAAGGAACGCTGGCCGGTGGAGGCCCAGGAAGAATTTGAAAAGAAGTGCTGGCAGTGGCCGGTGGATAGCAATATTCTTCACCACATGAAAAGGAATGCAATTATATTGCACCCGCTCCCGCGTAACAACGAGATACCGGAGTGGCTGGAGGCCGACCCGCGTTGCGCAATCTGGCGTCAGGTAAAGAACGGAGTTTATACCCGCATGGCCCTACTGCCCAAGGTGCTGGATTTATGGATAGCACGAGGGGGTGAGTAGGTGCCAGGGGTGGAGAACCTTCCTGCTGCCCATCTCGATTGTCGCTATCGGGTGGTTGTAAATAAACCCGCAGTTCTTGTCACACTTCCTCCGGCGGCACACCGGGTTCGTTTCCGTCGAGATCAGGTCTTTCGCATAAGCCCAGAAGACGAACTCGCGCATCTTCCGGGCGATGCGGTGAGTCAAACCGAAGCCGTTCAGAAATTCTTCTTCTTTATCCCACTCCTTGGTCCCCGGCTCGGCAACGAAGATGTTCTCCTCTATTGAGGTAAACACCACGTCGAAGTCCGAAAGGCGGTAGCTGTCCGAATGTTTTCGATGTATCTGCCAGGCCACCCCCGTCTTGGCAGACCGTTTTTGGCAAACTTTTTTCCCGGCAGTCCGGGATCGCATCACCTTCATGGGAACGCGAGCGTACCCGTCCTTGGCCTTGAATGGCCGGTCTGCTGCCAGCTTGTCCTCTACTTTTAATTTTCCATCCTTGGTGGCGCTCACGACCTCGCAACCCGGACGGCCAAAGAAAATGTCCGCGTCTACACTGTCACCCTTTATAACCTCGCAGCCCTCCTGACCCTTGACCATGCCTTCCAGGGCGTGGTAGTGACGAAATTCATTCGCACTACCCCGCATCATGGAATCGACCTTCTTCATCTCCAGCATCAGGGGCAGGTCCGAAAGGGGAATGCCGTAATCATCCTCGCACTTGTCGTACAGTTTCAAGATCGTTGCCGCCAAACCAGGCTTCTTCTCCATCAGGCGAATCACCTGCATACGCTGACACTCATCCGATGAACCCATGACTTTCGTAACCTCCGTGTTTCATAATAAGCCTCCTCAGAATCGAGTTATGGTATACATTCAATCGCTAAAGTGAAAGACCAGTCTCAGGAGGCCCACAACTGGATCGCTTTCGGTGAAGCGACCGGGGCCTCGATACGGTCCTCAAAAATAACGGTGCCGTACTTTTTGACATACCCCAGGTCCAAAGTTGCACGGCATCGTTTCTCCGGCTTTTCGGGGATGACATATGCCTGATAAATTCTCGGCCTCCATTCCAACAATCGCGGCTGCATATATTCCGGGGTCAAAACCCGCACCACGATCCACGAATAATCTTCCGGGAACGTGACGAAAACGTGATCGTTCTGCATCTGCTGCCAAAAGGTCTTGCGCCAGTTCTTTCGGTGCCATTGGTAATCGAACTTGCCATTCATATCTAGCGCCGTTTTCACTTCGGCGTGGCAGAGGTCGATACCATATCGACTTCTTGACTTGCGGTCACCACGCAAGATCGCCGCCAGGCACTCCCAATGCTTTGGGGCGATCAGTCCCTTTGTATCAAAATCGGTGGCAAGTAACGCAGGTGTGGTCTGAACCACGAACGGATAAAGAACATTGCGATACTGATGACGTGCTTCTTCGATGTACATACCAAAATTATAGATTTGCAAATCTGGGCTGGTGCCGGTCCCGGAGGCATTTTATAATACCCCTATGTTCCAAGATAAAATCAGCCTGGCACAATACGTTGACGAAATCACCTTCGGTGATTGCCTCGATCTGTTCAAGGCCATCCCCGCCAAGAGTTCCCAGGTTTCCTTTGCCGACCCGCCTTTTAACCTCGACAAGAAGTACGAGGGCGGCATTATCGACCGCAAGAAACACGAAGAATATATCGAGTGGTCCAAGCTCTGGCTGGGCGAAATGGTGCGAGTGACCAAAGACGACGGTTCTATATTCGTCCATCATATTCCGAAATATCTTATCGAGTACGCGGCTCACTTAAACCCCAAGGCCGTCTTCAAAAACTGGATCGCCTGGGACGCGCCCGCCGGGCCGATGGGCAAGGGCCTTCAACCCCGGCACTACGGCATCTTATATTACGGCGTCACGGAGAAACCCAAGTTTTATCAGCTACGCCACGCCCATAAATACTGCATACGCTGCAAGCGAATTGCAAAAGATTGGGGCGGCAAAAAGGACCGCATCCCCCTGTTCGGCTCCCTGACCGGCGACTGCTGGACCGACATCCACCGCATCAAGCACGGCCAGCACGAGAAGCTACACCACCCCTGCATCCTGCCGGTGCATCTCATGGAGCGCCTCATCCTGATGAGCAGCGACGAGGGCGACATCATCCTCGACCCCTTCATGGGCACGGGGACGACCGCCCTCGCCGCAAAGCACCTGGGCCGTAAGTACATCGGCTTCGAGCTAAGCCAGCCTTACCAAAAAACTGCCGAGGGCCAGCTAAAGCAGGACAACTTTTCCGGTAAGGTCGGGAACAGTTGGGTGGGCTTCTTCCGTGGTGAACCTTTGACCATACGCGAGCAGGACTGGCCTGACCTGGAGCAGTATTTCTCTATCCCCAAAGATCGCAAGGACTTAGATCGTGGCAGGCTGATGTTGAAGCCCGAATTCCGGCCCAAAAAAATTGGGAAGACATGGGTGCGCGGCGAAAAAATTGGGGAGGATTCACCCGGCGGGGCACCCCTCTGACTAGAAAATTGTCCATACTTCCACAAAAATTGGGGAAAATTGGGTTGACGAACTTCCGGCTGCGACGTACTATCGGATCAGCATTAGCCACACTTTTCCCAATTTCTGGAGGCTCAGCGATGAGTACCAAGAAACGCAATCGGCAGGGCAACGACGGGGTGCCCCAGGTCAAAGTCAACGAACTGACCGTTGGCGCGACCCTCCCCGTCAACGTCATCCTCCGCGTTCAGCCCAGCACGGTGAAGGAGATTCCCTGGGCGAATCTCGTTCCCAACGCCCTGAACGACCGCATCCTCGACAAGATCGAGGAGAACGGTGGCCCGCCCAAGGCCCACGAGACGGACTGGTATCAGGACGTGTTCATGGAGGACGAGGAAGGCAAGAAACTCTACGACGCGATCCGCACGGCGGGCGGTCACACTGTCCCCATCTACGTCCAGCGCATCCGCAACCGTCCGGGGTTCTGGACGGTGTGGGAGGGCAACCGCCGGTGGGCCGTGTACGGCGTCCTCAACAAAAGCGAGAACGAGTCGGAGCGGGCCAAGTTCGCCAAGATGACCTGCATCGAACTGCCTGACGACACCACCCGCGAGGAGTGGGATTACTTCATCGGCTCCATCGGCCACGGCACGATCCGCCACGAGGGCGGCGGCGCGGGCATGAAGGGCTGGTCGCCGTCCAGCAACGCCCGCTACCTGTCCCGCCTCCACAACGAGTACCGCCGCAGCGCCGAGTGGATCGCGGAGTTCCTGGGCCTGAGCAAGACCCTGGTGAAGCAGAAGCTCCGCGCCTACGACCGCCTCCGCAAGCTCAAGGCCGACGAGAAGGACAAGCCGGCCAAGGACCGCCTGACCAACCCCGACAAGCTGTTGCCCAGCTTCGAGGAACTGGAGCGCAAGCCCAAGCTCCGCAAGATCGTGGACGAGGGCCGCGAGGCGGACTTCGTGTCCATCATGGCGGGCCAGGTCGAGTCGGACAACGGCAAGAAAGCCGAGAAGGTCACGGACAAGACCCGTGGGGTCCGTGACATCGCCAAGCTCGTCCAGCACGCCGGTAAGGACGTGCTTGAAGACCTGAAGAAGCCGGACGCCACCCTCAAGACCGTGACCGAGAAGGTCACCAAGAAGCACCCGGAGATGAAGCACAAGTCGTTCGCCAGCATCCTCAACTCGGCGCTCAAGGCCGTCCGCGAGTGCAAGGTGCGCGACTTGGTGGCCGTGAAGAACGACGAGCAGATGAACAAGCTGTACGTCGATCTCCACAAGGAACTCGTGGCCAAGGCCAAGCAGGGCGACATCGACCTGAGCTAACCGCCCCGCAATATCCCAACTGCCAAAAGGCCGGCGGACTTGTTCCGCCGGCCTTTTTATTTCTCGTACCCAAAGACCTCGCCGTATATCGCCGCCGCCTCCGGCGTCCGGTACACGTCAAAATCCACATTTATCCCCATACCGTTGGGAAATATTTTTGAAATATATTCGCTATTGGCCAAATAATATGCGCTTAAACGCTTATCGCTCGCCCACCGAAGCAGGTTCTTGTTGCCCGCCGCCTCCTGCATCATCTGCAAAGTCGGCTGCCCTCGGAAATGCTTGAACAGGAACGCCTTGGTCCGCTCCATCGCCTCCTTGATCTTGCTGACCGCCGGTGCCGACTCGTTGGCCAAGACCTTCACCTTGGCATCGTACTTCTTTTTCCAAATGCGCCAGCGCACCCACGCCTTGTTCCCCACTAATATCTGCGGGTCCACGAGGGGATGCTCCTTGCCGTCCGTAATTGCTTTCAGAATATCGAGTTGCGCCCGAATATAAAGTTGGTAATCCTGGTCTTCAATGAGGCCCTTGGTTTCGCGGACGAGTTTATAGCAGAGCTTCCAGAGCATGGACTTACGCGGGTCGCCCTTCTTGGGCATCCGGTAGTGTTTATAATCCGGGAACACTTTGCGGGAGGTTTCCAGCCAGATGTGGCACAGTTGGAACGCCTTGGCCTGGTCGGCGTCCATGCCATAATACTCGGCCACGTCAAGAATGTTGTTGTCCATTTTGCCCACCCTGCCAGTTTGACACCCAAATCTTTTGCGAAAAGATTTCGGGAATATTTATAAGGATTTGTTTATAAATGACCCATCAATCAACCAGCTTCCTGAACTCGCTGTCCGACAAGTAGGTGCCGGGATAGCGGAGGATTTTATGCACGAGTTCCTGGCCGCGTTTGCTAGTCAGCTTCTCCCAGATGTGCCGCCGCGTCGGCAGGTCATATTTTCCAAAAACGTCCTTGAGGGCGTGGACCAGCGTGGTCATTGCCTTGATTTTTGAACTGGAGTCTTTGGCCTCGGTGAACTGCTCGAAGGACTGCATGGTGTATATATACACCCGGAGGAACTTATGCAAACCACCAGGGTCATCCGCAGCACCCTTCGTCGCCAGGATGTCTGGGGCCGCGTCCTATCGCCTGCGCCGCCGATCAAGCTCCCGCCCTTGCCATTACCCTTACCACCCACCACCCCGGTGCCGGCGCTGATAACGCCCAGCATCGTCATTCAATCGTCGGGTCGGCCTGTCAAACGCTTCGGCAGGATCGAACAGGACTTGTTCGATCCCGTTGAGTCGATTATCATTGCCGATATTTGGGTGTCCCAGGACCACCTGTTCCGCCGGCACCAGATTCCGGGGATGATGGATTCCATCGCCCGTGGCGACCCATTACCCCAGATCGCCCTCGCTCGTTGCCCAGACGGTGCGTTTCAGGTCCGTGATGGCCACCACCGCCTTCTTGCATATTGGCTCAGTGGGCGTCGTACCCTGCACAGCCACGAGTATCACCTAAGCACCCAGAGCGAATTACGGCGGCGGTTCGGGAAGGTCGCGGCCTTGGCTGGGTATGTTTAGCAGCAGTTTGAAGATCGTTTCGACCTCGTTCTCCGGCAACAGGCGCTTTTCTTTGGCAGCCACCGCGTTGATCTCACGCACCTTTTCCTTGCGACGGGCAGCGCGTTCTTCTTTTCGACGGGCATTAAATCGTCGCCAATTCATGATATTCCCCTTGCGCCGGCCTCCAGACCTGCTATAATAGCCGATGACCAAGTGGGGGATCAAGTGGTGCCCGAACAGCCTTTAACTACCTTTCCGCCTTTTGGCGCGACGCCCATGTTTCTCAACGGGCACCAGCAACTCCCACCGTCCGGTTGGCCTGCGCAGATGCACTCCTGCAACGGCCTTCAAGAAACTACGCCGGCACGGTGCATGTTGAACCATGCACCCGGAGGTTTATCCTTCGGCGCGCAATAACGGTGTGTAAAGTCACCCAGGCTACGGGGCGCTGGTACTTCCGGCGAGGCAGTGTAAGTTATCACTCCTTCCGCCCTCAAAAAGCGGACGAGGGCGCAGTTCCTAACGGACAGCCAGAGGGAGTTGATTTTAGCAAGCTGCCATATCTTTTGCTTCTCGAAGCGAATGATCTGAGTGCTTCGTTCAGTCCAGCCCCATCTCGTGGGCTAAGCTTAATGGACCCCTAGTTGAAGGGAGAAGAACTGATATTCTTCTCCCTTCACATCAGTGGCATCCCATTAAGTCCGCCCCCCGGTCTGCGCATTAAGAAGCGCGTATAATACCTGCATTGTGTCGGCTGAGTAGAATGTTTACATTGGGGCTGGGTACATCATTCCGCCTGGTTCCGATCATGAGCTTTATGTCAGTAGCGGCGATGTTGGCAGATGTTGCCAAGGGGCAGACCGTCTTCATTTATCAGAAGCCGGAGGTCTTGGACTTCACGACTTCTGGTAAGGCTGAAGTAGTGGTCTGCGGTCAAGAAGGCAACGAGGTCCGGGTCAGTCTGGACAAGGAAAACGTGCTGGTGTTGTGGAGCATCCTCCAGTTCTCGATCTTCGGTGCCGGGCGCAAGGTGATCGGCTGGAATTTGAAAAGTCTGTTCAGCTACCTCCGCTACTACGGCGGCAAGGACTTCAAGGCCGAGGGTGCGCTCATCGACCTGAAGATCATCGAGAGCTACCTGGGCATCGCCAAGCTGGCACCGGACTCACTGGCCCAGGCTCTAGGCCGCGTGCGGGCCATCTTCAATAGCGGCCTCTGGGACGGCGTGCAGAAGGTCTATAAACGAATCCACCTGCCTCTGTTGACCACGGTTATTCCCGCCCTGGAGACGCGGCGACTGCTTGACCTGCGCCTTCAGAGTCCCGTTCATGCCCACTACCAGATCGACGGCCAGGAGAACGGTCGCCTGAAGTGCGACAAGGCGTTCGCCCTGGGGTTCGTGCCCCACGCCCTGAGCGCCGAGGACCGCGAGAATATCACGCCGCCGGGGCTGGACGAAATATTCCTGTATTTCGATTTCAAGAACATGGAAGTGGCGATGCTCCAGTGGCTCTCCGGCGACGAGCGGCTGGGCGAAATATTGAAATCTGCGCCGGACTTCTACACCGCCGTTTTCGAGATCGTCGTTGGGAAGAAGTGCGAGGACCGCGACATTGCGAAAAAGTTCTTTCTGCCGACTATATACGGACAGTCGCCCAACGCCCTCGCGGAAAAATTGAATATCGCGTTCGACACCGCCCAGGCAATTGTCAGCCGCGTGTACGATTTATTTCCGCAGGCGACGGGGTGGGTGGACAACATCCAGGGGGAGGTTGAGGTCCACCGAACCGCCAAGGATTACTTTGGCCGACGCCGGGAGTTCCCGGACAAGGCATATCTGGTGCGCAACTTTGTGGTGCAAGCACCTGCATCGACCATCTGTCTCGATAAGCTGATTCAACTTCACAGGAGTGTAACCGTGGCTTTCCACATACACGACGGCTACGTTGTTCTGGCGACCAAAGGCACCTGGCAGTCGGTCTACAAGACGGCCAAGGGGATATTGGAATCGGAGAGCGAACTGTGCCCTGGTTTGGGCTTGAAGGTGAACTGCAAGGCGGGGCGTTCCCTCAACAAACTGAAATCAATTGGAAGAAAGGCAACGAATGAAGACAGTATTAGAAGCGTTCCCGATTCTTGAGGAAGAATTCGCGGAACTGGAGAAGGCTTTCGGTCAACTTTGCTACTACGCCGCTTGGCAACTCTCCCGCAAGAACACCAAAAACAACCACCAGAACGACATAGACGACTTCCAGCAGGAACTCCTGTTCTCGGTAATTCGGGCCGGCTCCTACTACAAGCGCCAGGTCTATATCGAGCGGTCCTTGGAAGTGTGTAAGCGGTTCGCTATAGACCCCTTCCTGGTCCACCTGCTCTCCGAACTGCAAGAACTCTGGAACAACCGCACCCGTCACGGTGCCAACCGCCAGAAATACGGCGGTCATCAGGAGCGGCTGCTCAGGCTGATAATGCGAACCGTCGTTCCCAAGCCCTTCCGACCCTCCCGCCGCCAACGCCTCCGTCTCGATCCCAAGTTCGCAACCTACTGCAAACAGATTATCTGGAATGCCCAGCGCAGCATGGGCAAGCGCATCACCCGCGAAAAACCGCTTAGAAGCGGGCAGGTGTCTTTGAGTGAATATGACTACCTAGTTTCCACTGGTTCCTGATGTCGTACTCATATATAATGACACGGAGGTTATTATGAAGACGATTTTGGAAATTGGTCGGGAGTATCATTGTTGGACGGTGCTGCGGTTTGACCGAGTGGATGAGCGGCGGCGCAGGCGGTATTGGTGCCAGTGCCAATGCGGTGCTGAAAAGAGTCTGGCAGCATCGGCGGTGGCTGCGGGCCGGACCAAACAATGCACGAAATGCAAACGGTCTAAGCTGAAGGGTCGGCACTTTTACCAGTGGGAAGTCTTAGAACCGTTGGGTGTGGACGCCCATCATCACACGATCTGGCTTTGTCGATGCCAGTGCGGAAAGGAGTGTACTGTCTCCGGGGGCAACCTCATCAAAGGTGCGTCCCGGTGTTGCTTCGACTGTGGCCATAAAAAGAAGATGCAGACAAAGGTTATCCCCGAAGTCTGGTGGTATAAAACCATACGCCAAGCGGAAGCAAGGGATATTTCCTGGGAGATTTCCGAGGAGCAGGCTTTGGCCTTATTTGAGAAGCAGGGTGGCCGGTGCCAGATCAGTGGACTCCCGCTCTCGTTTTCCAAACCGCAGACAGCCTCGTTGGACCGCATCGACAGCAGGAAGGGGTATACCCCGACCAATATCCATTGGGTCCACAAGCACATCAACATGATGAAGTATAAGTTCGGGTTGGACTACTTTATTGATCTGTGCTGCAAGGTCGCCGCAAACCGCCTTGAGTCACGTCCCGTTATCGAATAAAATGCTAAAAGTGCGGTGGTGGCCGTGTGGGGGAATTGGATGTGGGCACGGTCACCACCGCCTTTTATTTCCACGGAGGGAATATGTCCCAGCAATTTGCGTTCTGGTCGAATTTTGAGGCGGACACTCGTGGCTTTGACGTGTTCCAAAACCACAAGGGCGGCTTCCTGGCCTGCACGTCGGCTTCGTCCAACCCGGAAGTGCCCAAAGGGGCTTATTTCGTGGGCGTGGTCCACGGCGACCTGATCGAACACGTCGATGCGCCGGAGGAGGGGTTCGGCCAGGAAGACTTCTGCTGGCTGTCCGAGCAGTGGTGGGTGAACATCCCGCCCATGCGCCGCAAGCCGCCCAAGATCGTGCAGTACCAAGCTCAGAAGAAAGTTATTGAAATTGAAATATAGGTGCCGAGGCTTACGACATAATGTCACCATAAACCCAAGTGCCCGGCACCTTGAAATAAAGGTAGTGAAATGAATAAGCCTGAATATGTCGTGGTGTACGCCAACCCCATCAACGACCCCTACTGGCGCAACGTCCTGCTCATCGAGAAGCAGAAGCCCGCCTGGCAGAAGGGGTGCCTCAACCTCCCCGGCGGAAAAGTGGAGCCGGGTGAATCTATACTGGATGCCGCCGTGCGGGAGTTGAAGGAGGAGGCGGGCCTGGAGCCGATCTGTGAATATGACCCGGCCATTGCCTATATCGACACCAAGCTGATGGGCAAGATCGACTGTGACGACTGCACTGTGTACTGCGTCAAGGAGGACGTTTATTACGCCCAGAAAATCCAGCCCCGCGACGGCGAGTGCGAACAGATCGGCTGGTACGACTGGATGACGGTGCAGGACGACAAGCGGCTGATGCCCAACCTTCGCCTCATCATCCCGCTCATGATGGGCGACGTGCGCCGGTGGGTGGTCCGCGATCACGGCCCCAGCCGTGGCCGGCAACGGCATCAAGTCGGGGTGCGGATTGGAATGAAACAACCTTTTATGGAGGACATCTATGAGGGAACTGAACGATAAACAACAAGCGATTCTGGACACGCTCATCGACCCCGACGTTCTCAAAAAGCCTCGCTACGCCTGGGACGACAATTTCCAGCGCCGGCTCCTCGGAATGCTCCTCACCGACCGTTTCTTCCTGTTGCAAAGCCAGAGCCTCGTCAAACCCGACTACTTCTCCAACGAAGTCCATGCCCTGGTCTGCCGCATTCTTTTCCGCCTGTTCCAGAAGTACCGCAGCCTGCCCGAACGTTTTATCATGATGGAGGAGTTGAAGTCGGAAATACGGGAGAAGGACGACGCGGTTAAGCTGTACTTTATTTCCGAACTCAACTCGGTCTACGAGTTCTTCGTTCCCGGCTTGGCTACCCGCGACGTACTGCTGGACAAGCTCACGGTCTTCGCCAAGGCCCAGGCCCTAAAGGTCGCCTTCGCCAATTCCCTGGAGGAAATCAAAAAGGCCCCCGAAGAAGATGCCACCTGGAGCAAGGTCTACGAGATGGTCCGTGAGGCCATGTTGGTGGACCGCTCCTTCGAGGTCGGTCTGGAGTATTTCCCCAAGATCGAGGAAATGTTCGAGCGGATGAAGGCTGACGAGGACGGCAAGGAGCGTTTCACTTCCGGGTTCCAGGCCATTGACGACGCCATCGCCGGGGGCGGTGCCAAGCGCGGCGAAATTTACTCGTGGATCGGTATGCCGGGCGTCGGCAAATCGCTGGCCCTCGTAAAAGCCGCAGTCCAGAATGTTCTCAACGGGCACAAGGTTCTCTATATCACCCTGGAAATGGACGAGGTTGGCATTGGCGAGCGGTTCACCGCGCAGTTCGCGTTCAAGCCCATCAACCACCTGTTTCAGCACAAGGACGATATTGTTGAACACGTTCATGACTGGATGAAGGCATATGAAAACCCCAACCGCCTTATAATTCGGCAGTTCCCAGGCGGGAGCATGGACGTGAATATGATCCGTGCCTATTGCGCCCAGCTTCAACTGTACGGTTTCAAGCCGGACCTGCTCATCATTGACTACATCGGGGAGATGCGGGACGCTCCCGGCAAGCCGACCTGGCAGAGCCGTTACGAAATCCTCCGCGACCTGCGCGGCTTCGGTGTGGAGGACAACCACTGCACGTTTACCTGCGTCCAGCCCAACAAGACCGCCGCCGAACTGACCATCACCGAATATATTGACGAGGGCAACATCGGTGCCAGTTTCGACCAGTACAAACCTCTGGACGGATTCTGGAGTATCAACCAGTTGACGGACGAGAAGAAGGCCGGCATCGGGCGGGGTTTTGTCATCAAGCACCGGCGGGGCAAAAGTCGTTTCCCGTTCTGGGTTGCCTTCAACTATGATATTTTGGATATGTTCCAGATCAAGGAACACAACTGGCGTTGTAAATACCACGACATGATGGGCAAGACGGCGGAAGACGTGCCCATCGACCGGGTGAAGCCGAAGTTCAAGGGCGGCGACGGCGAAGAAACGCCGGCCTACGGGGAGGGGATGTGATGAGCAAGCTTTCTGACAAACGGGAAATCAAGCTGGGTGACGAAACGGTGGTCATGGACCCGGCGGACCTGAAGTTCAACGACCGGAACCTGCATGAGTTCTTCGAGCGGGTGTCGGGACGCATCGACTACATCGGTCGCGCACTCGCTGACGCCGAAGCACTTTACTTACTGCGGGAGCGCGAAGTAGAATCTATGTATGCCCAAAAATTCCGCTACTGGAAGGAAGAAGGCAAAAGCGACAAAAGCGCCGAAATGTGGGCGAAAGGCGAACTGGAATACCACCAGGCCAGAGAGATTGCCATTGCCGCTCGCAACAATAAGTCCTTGCTGTACAATCACTTACAGGCGCTCCACGCCGCCCGCGAACAGGCCAACAACCGGGGCCACTTCATGCGCAAGGAGATGGAGAAGCTGAACCTGGGGTTTTACTCGCACGATCTGGACGAGCGGGTGGACGAGATCGTGAAGGACGCGGCGGCGTACCAGACGGGAGAGAAGTCATGATTTGCGTCATCCACTGTTCCCACTGCGGTGCCGAGGGGTCGTTTGACTTGCAGTTGTCCTTCGAGTACGAGAACCGCGTTTGCCCGGCTTGTCACCACTACGACCAGCCCAAGTGGGAATACTTCTTTTGTAACTTGGCGTGCCTGTTTGCCTGGCTCAAGGAGAACGAGATCGAGGAGAAAGGGTTCCCCTGTCGGTCCTGTCAGGCCACTGGATTTGCCTTCGGGTTCCAGCAGAATGGCGTGTGTAAGGTCTGCGATGGGAACAAGCGGGTGAAGGAGCGGGTCTTTTTTAACCAGCAAAACCAGCGTGTGCCCTGCCCCTGGCCAAAAACGAGCAAGTTGAAGGAACCGCAGGCGTTCTTTACGGACCCGAAGCCATCTACAATGATGGCGGACGCGAAAACAGACCTGGAGGCCGATTGGGAGAAGGATGTACTGGAGCGGAACCTGTGCTGCACCACGCACTGCTGCACCAAGCATGGGTGCAAGTACGGGCTGGAAGATTGCCCGGTCATGCTTGGTCTGTGCCCCACCAACCACTGTGAGCAATGCGGTCTGGAAGAGGAGGGCTACTATGGCGAAGTTTTTCCTGACCACGGCCATTGACTACCCCAACAGCCGTCCCCACATCGGGACGGCCTTCGAGAAGATCGGTGCCGACGTGCAGGCCCGCTATCGTCGCTTCAAAGGCGACGATGTTTTCTTTTTGATGGGCAACGACGAGAACACCTGGAAGGTCGCCCAGCGTGCCCGCGATCTCGGTGAAGACCCCAAGGCGTACTGCGACCGCATGGCCGCAGAGTTCAAAGCCGTGTGGGACGCCCTCGATATTTCCTACGACGGCTTTATCCAGACCACCGAACAGCGCCACCGCGAGGGCGTCCAGCACTTTATTCAGATGGTGAACAAGGCCGGCTTCATCGAGAAGCGCAAATACTCCGGCCTGTATTGTGACGGCTGCGAAGCCTACAAGACGACCAAGGAGGTTGTGGACGGGCGCTGTCCCAACCACCCCAAGCAGGAGCTTCGCACGACCGAGGAGGAGAACTACTTTTTCCTTCTTCACAAGTTCCGCAACAAGCTCATTAACATGCTGGCTCCGAAAGCCATCGCCGGCCCGGATTTGGTGATCGAGCCGGAGTCCCGATATAACGAGGTCGTGAAGTTTGTGTCCTTTGAACTGGACGACCCGGACGGTGAGCCGCTTGATATTTCCATCAGCCGCCGCAACGAGGGCTGGGGCATTCCGGTCCCCTGGGACCACAGCCAGGTGATCTACGTTTGGTTTGACGCCCTGCTCAACTACCTGACCGGGGTGGGCATGGACAAGGAAGGGCCGGACATGACGTGGTGGCCTGCCGATGTGCATTTCATTGGCAAGGACATTACCAAGTTTCACTGCGCTCTCTGGCCCGCCATGATTATTGCCTACAACGAGGGCCACGAGGGTTCTTACTACGAACTGGAGCTTCCAAAGAAGGTCTTCGCCCACGGCTTCATCAACATCGACGGCGAAAAGGCCAGCAAAAGCGGGAAGTTCCTCGACCCGATGGAACTGGTCAAGGAGTTCGGCTGTGACGCCTACCGCTATTACTTCCTGAGTCGCTGCGACTACGGCAGCGACGGTGAATTCAGTTTCGATCACTTTGTCGAGGTTTATAACGCCGACCTGGCCAACAACCTGGGCAACCTGCTGAGCCGCACCGTCAGCATGGCCATCCGTTATTTCGACGGCGACCTGTCGGTGACCGAGCAGCCGGAAGGGATCGTGCCGTTCGGTGCCAACGCCTACCTGGCGTACTGCGACAATATCGAGAACTGTTTCTACCGCACCGTGCTGGAGAACATTTGGCGCGACCTGGCGGCGATGAACCGTTTTATTGACGAGCAGAAACCCTGGGCGCTCATCAAGACCGACCGCGAGAAGGCGGCGGGGGTCATCGGCAACCTGATGAACGGGCTGCGGGCGGTGGCGATCCTGCTCAAACCGATATTGCCACAGACCTCGCGGAAGATATACGAGTCGTTTACCTTCCGCAAACCCTGGGAGGAAGTGGACCTGGAATATTTCCGCCAACTGCTATACCAGCCGGAGGGTCGTCTGGATTATGATTTGGGGGTGGCACGCGATATTCTGAACCAGGGACGCCCCACCCCATTGTTCCAACGGTATGAAAACCATAATCCACGTCAACCAGCACCGGATTAAATCAAACCGGAAGACGGGTGCCCGCGAGCCGGTCATTACCGTTAAAACCTACAAGAGCAACCACTACGCTCACGAAGTCGTGATCTACGACTCGCAGGGCGTGGAGGTTGCTCGTGTCGTTTACCGGCCCGACAAACCACTCTCCTGTGGGGCGGTGTGCTGGGTCGAGACGGTCAATCAAGTACGGCTACAATGAGGTCTTCCTTGCGGTAGAGATTGTCGTGGAAGACGATCTTGTACTTGGGGTTGATTTCCAAAAGCTTGCGGATGACTTCGGCCTCGCTGGTGCCCCACCAGGGTAACTCGCGGCGGTCATCGACCATGATGGTGTGATAGTTGATGTGGTGCTTCTTAATTTCGTCAAGCTCCAGGGGGAGTGGGCATTTGGGGCCGGCGTTCATCTCATGGGCATCCAGCCAGAAGGTCGCCTTGCAGGTAATGTGCGAAAGGATTTCCGGCAGCATGACCTCGGACGATCCTTGAAACAAGAAGACGGCGGGGTTGTCCGCGAATCGTCGCTTGGCCAACTCGTAGGGTTCAGGGTATAATTCAACGCTGTAGACGGTTTTATAACCGGACTGTAACGCCCTTTCTACTCCGTCCCCGTTGTACGTTCCGGTTTCAACGAAGACTTCGCTGAGATATTGCTTCGCCACCGGAAAAGGCAGTGTCATAGACATAACGTATTTATGGACGAACTGAAAAGTTCAAGGTGGAACATGGTCAATCCAGACGACTGCACCCGTTTCAATCTCAGCAAACACCGCCTGGAGGAGTTCCTGATCTTCTCCATCCTGGTGGCTGGCAAAACGGCGCGGATCATCGCCCGCTCCCTGGAAAACATTCTCAAGGAGAGCCACGACACCAACGGGGTGAACGATTTCCGTCCCTTCGTGTCCCTGGCCCTTTACACGAAGGATGAGCTTCAGGAGATGTTGAAGCGCCACGGGGTCGGCTGTCACGGCCTGAAGGCCCAGGCGATATATGACGTGATCCGCCGCAATTTCGATCTGAAGACGGTGGAGGCGGAAGACCTGGAGCGGGTCTTTGGCATCGGCGCGAAGACCGCACGGTTTTTTATTTTGCACACCCGCCCCGATGTCCGCGTGGCCTGCCTGGATACGCATATTTTGAAGTTCCTGGGCGACCTGGGCTACCCGGTGCCCCAGGGCACCCCCGGCAGCAAGAAGCAGTACCGCAAGGTTGAGCGGCTGTTTATTGCCCTGGCCGATAAATCGGGGATGTCGATAGCTGACCTTGATCTGACCATCTGGCGGGCTTATTCTAAGAAGGCAGAGGAGCGGAAAAAGGTACTGCTCGATAAAATACGTCCCTTGACCGAGGGGGTGAAATATGAGTGAGTCCGCCAGGGAGATGCTGGACAACGCCGAGGGGGCGATGGAGGCCAAGAACTGGATCGAGGCCAACCACTGGATGGTTCATTTTCTTTGCGCCCGCCTCAACAAACACTACCCGATTGACGATTTAGACCCTCGATACGAGGCGTTGCGCAGCCGCCTGGAAGCGGAGATGGACATGAACGTGTGGCTCGACGCCGCCGAGGAGGCCCTGCGGGACAAGGACACGTTCGCCGCCGAGGAGGCCCTGCTCACCTACGCGGACAACGCCAGTGGCGGCGGTCGCGTAACCGAGGAAATGAACGCCCGTTACCACGTCCTGAGCAACCGGCTCAGCGACGTGATCGTGGCAGAAATATAAGGAGATAATTATGTTAATGGCTTCAAAGCACCAGGCCATTCTGGTGACCCTGACCGATGAGGAGCGCGAGTTCCTGTTGAAGAATTCCAAGGCCCGCAACGCCAAGGAGAAGAAATTCGGCGCGATGACCTATAACGGCAAGCGCGGCGGACAGGAAGCTCACGACATCGGCATTCTGGGCGAGGGAGCGGTTGCCAAGTATTTTGGCCGCATGATCGACACCACCGTTCATGAGAACTGCGGCGACAACGGCGTGGACCTGACCGACATTCCGGGCTACGGCAACGTGGGGGTCAAGACCACAACCTACCGGCCCGCGTGGCTCCGTGTGGAGGTCGAGCATTTTAGTGCGGACGTGGACAACTACGTTTGCTGTTACTACGACCCCGGCAAACCCAACGAGGTTTGGATCGAGGGTTATTCCACGCACGACGAGGTTGCTGCCGCGCCGGTGGGTCGGTGTGGCCCCGGCCTGCCGTTGAACCATCTCGTCAAGGAGGGGTTCCACCCTCTGGAGAAGAAATGACCGGAAATGAACTTCATATACAGCATCCTGAACCGTGTAACCCTTGAGGTTTATATTGGGCAAACGAATTGCCCAAGAAAGCGGTTTTCGCTCCATCGCCGTACTCTGCGGGATGGATGTCATTGTAATCCTTACTTGCAGCGTTCCTATAATAAGCACGGTTCAGGTGCGTTTGCTTACGATGTTATCGAGGAATGTCAAGGTTTTGAGGATGCAAATACTCGTGAGGAGTTCCACATTTCCTCCCTTCGGGCCAAAGGCGGGAAGGTGTATAATTTGCGTGAAGGAGGTCGGAACGGAGCGCTCAGCCAGGAGCATAAGGACAAAATTCGTAAGGCCCTGTTGGGAAGGCCGAAGTCCGACGAAGCCAAAGCGAGGATGTCAGCCGCCAAGGTTGGGAAAAAACAAACTGCGGAGTTTGTTGCCAAACGAATTAAGGGTCGTGTTGGTTATCGGCATTCTCAGGAAACAAAGCTGAAAATAGCTGCTGCTCACTTGGGAAGGCCAAAGCCACGGAGGGTAAAAGATGAAGGATAAGTTTGTTCGCAAATACATGCGTCTGGCGAAGCACGTTGGCGAGGACATGAACCCCTGCTACAGCCGTTCCATCGGCGTGGTGATTGTGGACCCGCAGGCCAATAAAATCCTGGGCACGGGCTATAACGGCCCGCCGCGTGGCGTGCCCCATAACGATGACCCGGAGTATCTGGCTGAGGTTGTCTGGCCGCAGTTGACCGAGCAAGAAAAGGGGAATTCCGACTGCGCCAACTGCGGGCAGTTTATACAAAAGTATGGCAACGCCCGTATTTGTCCCCGTAAGGCCATCGGTGCCCCAAGTGGCACTCGCCTGGAGTTGTGCAGTTGTGCCCACGCGGAAACCAACGCCATCGTCAACGCCAGCGACGACCTGTTGGGGGCCGAGATGTTCTGCTGGTGTGGCTGCCCGTGTCAGGAATGCACCAAGCTGATAATCAACTCCGGCATCAAAAAGGTGTATATAATAGATTGGGGGCGTGATTACTCCTTCGGCAGTCGTTTCCTTTTCGCCAAGGCTGGAGTGGAGGTAATCGAATATTTGCCGGAATATTACTTGAGTACGGGATGATGAAACGGAAAATTGCCTATGGCTGCGTGATGTTGCTCCTAATGATGTCGGTTTGTTATATGGGCCATGCCCAAAGTGAGGGACAGCAACCGCAGCCAGTGGCCCAGCCCAAAAAGAAAGCAGAGCCGCCGCCCTTCGACCCCCGCCTACCCGGCAAGGAAAAAGACGACAAGAAGGACGATAAGAAAGAAAAGGACGACGCCCCGCCCAAGGTGGTCGGCGTGGACGATGCGGGCAGCGACTCGGTGGCTGTCCTCCCTATCAATTTAGTTCGCAACCGCCTGGAGAACATGAAGGACGGCACCAAGGCATATGTCTCAACGGACACGATCCGGGTGGACGGCAAACGCCGCGTCTGGCTTCACCCGCACGCCCTGCTCGGCCCCAAAAGCAGTGACCGGCCCCTCCTGGTGAGCAAGGAACCAGCCGGTTACACGGTGTTGATTGAAAGCACATCAGTCCAATGGGATGCCGAGGACTTTGACCCCGGCCAGGTGAAATGGATTCCCGTCAAAAACTTGGTCACCAAGTAGTTTAGGACAAGTGTTTGGCCAGGTCGGCAGGTTCAATTGCCTTCTCAACGCAAATGGTGCAGATTTTTGTGTCCATTGATATATATAATACGTCCTGTCTTCACGGATTGCAATGTACCGTTGCTGCTGACCATGAGGATGCAGCATCCTATTTGCAAGCCAGGCGATGGCCTTCATGGCGCTCTGATGGTTCGAGCCAAGGGCGGGTCTTAACCAAAATGCCGAAACACGGCGGGGAGTATGATCGTTTCATACTCCCTTTTTTATTGGAGGAGCCATGAAGATTCTCGAAGAACTGATCGAGGGCTTGTTGTTTCTGGTGTTCCTGCTGGCGCTGGCCCTGGTGCCCTGGGCCTTGATTTACTGGATGATGATGGGCCGCAGGTTGTGAAAAACATGCTAGGATGAATATATAGGTATGGACACGGGCGTAGCTCGGTCCAAATTCACCACACGCAATAAGGCGGTGGTTACATTATGGAGGTACACCAATGGGTACTTTAATTCCGAGTCACTGGTCTTCCCTCATTCCCAGCCGGGACGACCTTTTCTATCCCTTCCAGCAGTATTTCGACAAGGTAGTGGACGAGTTCTTCTCGGACTCTGCGGCCAACACGGTGCGGTCTAAGATGGGCTACCCGCGCCTTGACGTGATTACCGAGGAAGGCAAGTGGATCGTGGAGGCGTCGGTCCCCGGCGTCAAGCTCTCCGACCTGCGGGTGGAGATGCTGCCGGTGGAACAGGAGTGCAAGTTCGGAGTGGACGCCCCGCAACGTCACATCCTGCTCATCTCTGGCCGCATGAGCGAGGACCACCAGTATAAGGAAGGCGCGCACTGGCACGTCCGCGAGTTGAAGCGCTCCGGCTTCGAGCGGCGCATTCTGTTGCCGGAGTTCATCAAGGACGAACCCCAGGCGACCATCAAGGACGGAATCCTGCGCCTCACCTGGGACGTGCCCGAACTGAAGCGGCCCAAACCCAAGCAGGTCGTCGTGAAGAACCTGGACGAGAAGTAAACATCCGCCACGGTTTTGAATGCCCCGGAGGGAATCCTCTGGGGCATTCTCTTTTAATGAATGGAACTGACGGACCTCAAGAAAACGCTGGACGCCAAACTCACTAAACCCTTCAGCGCCAGGGTTTTGTTGGACAACCTGCGGCTAATTGACGAGTCCTCTCGAAAGACTTCGGCATACAGCGATCCCCTGTACATCCCCTTCTATTTCCACCTGGGCCAGTGTGTTCAGGCCAAGAACGTTGCCGAGTTCGGCATCCGCCTGGGCCTGTTCACTTCCGCGTTCCTGAAGGGGTGCAAGACGGTGGAGAACGTGTTGGGGTTTCAGGAGAAGGCCGAGGAATATTACTCGCCGCGCCTGGGCAGGGCCAACGTCCTCCAGAACGCCCGCCGGCATACCCCCGTCAACATCTACGTCGGCACCCTTCATGACGACGAGTTCACGGACTTGTTCCAGAGAAATAAGTGGGACGTGGTGATATTTAATGAGGAGACAGGTTATGACAAGCACCTGGCCTATCTCGATTTCGTCTGGCCGCAGATGGAGCTAAACGGATATATCGTAATGGATTATATCGTCCGGCACCAACCGGCGCGGCAGGCGTTTTTCGACTTTTGCAAGGGTAAGAACCGCGAGCCGGTCACCTTTGACACGCGGTACGGGGCCGGGATTATAGAGCGATGAGTGAATAAATAACCGATGCCACTTAATTAGAAAGGATAACATGGGATTTGAAGTATTGTATATCTATCATGATCGCCTTGAGGAAGGGGGCTACAACAAGGAGGAGACGAAGACCTTCAAGAAGAAGGTGGGCGACCCCTTCGAGGACGTTCCCTTGGAACGGCTGGCCGGAGCCGTGATGGCTCAACTTAGCCGCCGCGACGTGTGGATTACCGACGTGGAAGTGTTCGAGTACAGCAAGAAGAAGGTGACGTTCCGCGAGACGAAGGGCGGTATCATCCTGAAAAACAAGAAATTCCTCGTGGACCAGGACGCCAATGTGGTGGTTCAGGATATTCTGGAAGCCGCCAACCAACTGGTGCCCCAGGCCGTTTCTCAATCGCCCGAATCCTTCCACCCCCACAACGGTAATCAACTGCGGCCCATCAAGTGGGTGGTGTTCTCCCCGGAACTACCGATGCTGCCGGAAGTCAGGCAGCGCGGCCTGCGTTTCACTGTGGACAAGAAATATCCCGTCTTCAAGGAGCAGGCCCACCCCACGGGGATCGGCCTGGCCTTGACGACCCTGGATGACAGTGGGCGGGAGCAGCTTATATCGGACAAGTATTTCATTCCTGCCGAGGTCAATCTTGTGCTGGACAAGGAGATCGGTTTTAGCGAGGACGTGACGAAGCGCGAGGGCGGCAAGTTGCGCTGGGATGGCATGGTGGATGACCCCAACATGCCCAAACTACGATGAGGAAATATGGCAAATAATCAGAAAAAGTTCCAGAAGAAGAAGGAGCGCGAGCGGGCCGTGCGCAAGAAAGTGTTGCACCGCCGCGAAGCCCTGCGCCGGCACAAGGCCGAGGAGCGGGAAAAGGAGGACCAGTACGAGCGCGAGTACCAGTCGCCCCCGAAACCCATCGTCAACGACCAGAAGAAGGACGCGGCGATAATGAACCGTCTTCAGGAGAACATGAAAATCCTCGAAGCGCTGGAGCAGGAATATCTAACGGAGATGGAGACACGCAAGGACCGCAACGATGACCTGGAGGCCCAGGGATATATCACCCTGCCGGAGAAACTGGAGGCGTTGTCGCAGAAGGCTGCGGTCCTCGCGGACGGCAACGTTATCAAGGGAACTCCACTTGAATCGACTCCAGAAGCATGAGAAAATATTCCAGCGAGCGATATAGTTCTTGCGGATAATCGCAGGCATCTCCTTTCTCGCTACACATTGGGAAGCCAGGTAAGACTGGCTTCCCAATATTTTTTGAAAATCGACTTAACGGACTGGAACGCACTGCCGATAGAAGGTACAACTGAGACACGCCGGTTATAAACGATATATCCGGCACAACTGTCTTCAACAGTCTCTTACTTTCTAAAGGAGTTGCGTCATGTCGATTGAGTACGCTCCCCTCGACCTCTCCGAGATCGGCGTCGAAGCCGAGCGGGTGTCCCGCGAGCCGGGTGCCGGCAGTTTCTTGGAGAACTTCGTCCGTCTGCCGAAGGGCGATGGCTACCTGCTCATGCGGTTCTTGCCGCGCCTGTCGGGCAAGAAGTTATATTGTGCGACCCGCACGCACAAGCTGGCCGACAAGACCTACCACTGCCCACGGGTCTTGACGATGACCCCCAACGGCCCGTTCTGGGTCGCGCCGGACGAGGGCGAGGACTGCCCGGTGTGCAAGTATTACAAGGCACAGTGGCAGAAGTCGCTGAAGGTGACCGACGAGAAGGTGCGCGAGGCCATCCAGAACGCCTGCCGCATCATCAAGCCCGTCGAGCGCTATTACTACAACGTCGTCGTCCGCGAGTACGTCAAC